CCTTGCTCTGAGGTCGTATGCCTCACGAGCCTTTTGGCTTTTCTGTGCTCTGACAGGCAAGCCAAGGCGATCAGTTAGACTGAGCACCCGCTTGCTAAAAGCCTGCTTGGTAATCTTGTGCTCCTTTGCGAGCTGGGTCATGGACTTGGTCGATCTGTTAAGCACGACCGCCAGCACGGACTGCTCCAACGTGTCGGCCATATTCTGAACGGCCGGATGGTCTGGCGCCTTAGTTATAAGGTAATGGAATACCTGCGTGGTCAAAGCCATTGACGACGTTGTAACAGTCAGACCCAGCTCACAGAACGCCTCATGGACTAGATCCGCTATGCCATCAATCCGGGTGGATATGTGGGGGGAAACGCAGGGGATTCTTTCTAACATTTGTTGGTCGATCATAATGAACGGAAATCGCCCTTATCGATGGTCAAAAGATGGAAACAACGAACCCTATCAATGGATATCCCCTTAAAGGGGGGATATCCATCAATAGGCGTTCTGCCAATTAACGGTGATAGGGTTTGAATAAGTGGTGATAGGCTTTTTAGGCTCATTTTTCATCCTCATTTAGTACGTATTTTTTATGCTTTTCAGTGCCCGTATTTTTAATCAGACCCTCTGACTCCCAAGCCGCCGTCAAGTCGCGGCTCTTGGTGTGGCCGACTTTTGACTTATTGCGGATGCAACTTTGCAGATCACCTGCACTTATGCCCTTTGCAACGATGTGCTTGTAATCCTCAAAATTAACTACGATCTCCGGCCTGCCAGCCGTCTTGCGTTCTGGTTCATCAGCAGCAATCCAAGCCAGCCCGACATCGCTATGGCGAAGGTTTGCGTGAGGCTGCACTGCATTTTGCGCTATAATGCCCGTAGAGTTGAGATTAGACCGCTTACCGCGCTTGGTTACCTCAAGCCTATAAATCCGCTTTCCTTCGGCATCGTCGCCACAAGGCGCAAGGGTTAATACGCTCCTCGCCCAATTCGTTAGCTCGCTTGAGCCAAACCCGCTATACGCCTTGTCTGCGCCTTGGTATCCGTTGCCTTCCCTAACCGGCTTAGGTGTGTGATGGATCAGCATCCACGCAAACCCAGCCGATAGGGATAGCGGGTTAAGCATGTTACGCAGGAAAGCACTTGCAGTTTCTTGGCTGGAAAGGTCGCCGCCAATAAACGCAAGCAAGGGATCAATCCAGACAAGGTCAGGCTTATGTTTCTCAACCAATCTACGAACACGATCGACGAACTTTTCCCCGGTGGATGTGCAGTCACGCACGATCGTCACGTTAGCCATGACTAACGCCTTCTGCTTTTCGGTAAGGTTCATCGCCTTAAACACGCCTTGGATGGATTCGGCCACGTCTCCCTCATCGTTCTCTGCTTGAATGATTAGCGACTTCAGACCATTGCCGTGCGGATTAATCCCAAAGAACGACTCAGCGATTGCCCAGGTAATTGCGGCCTGCATACAAAGCACGCTCTTACCAAGGCCACTGCTCCCAACCCACAAGGCCGAGCCGCCACGACAGATCCAGCGTTTGCCTAGCAGCTGGGTAGGATCTTCGGTTTCCTTAAAATTAAGCAAATCGTCCCACTTGTAAGGATCGGGTATATCGCCAAATAAAATGCGCTCTTTCCATTGTAAAAATGAGATCGACGGTGTGCCACATTCCACTAGCTCTTGCTGATTGCCTGTGGCCGTCCTCATCGCACCGGGCAACCTCGACAACCTCCCTGCGTCCTTTGTCGAGGAATCAACCTTACTGTGCTCTAAGTGCTTAAATATGAAATCAACACGTTCAGTAAATTCGGCTTCATTATCAGCGTCAATTTTCACCCATGCGTGCAGACTTCTTGATCCGCTCTTTATGATGCAAGTGGTAGGCAATCCGCTTTTCTTAATAATTTTCCACTGCTCATCCAGCGTGCTTTCATCAAATTCGATTAGGACGTGACGCCATTTAGTAACATGCTCTTTTCTGCGCCCCTTTCCATTATTAGGGTTAATTGAGACGTACACTCCAACCGCTGAACCTTGCCACTCTTTTAGTCCGTCTCCCTTATATAGCTCTAACCACTCCTCACGTTTTCTTGTTTCGCCAGTACCGTCAGGCCGCTCACGATCGCCGTCCTTAATGGAACGACAGATATTAATGCTTTCGCCTAGTTCAAAAGCCTCTGCTAAGAATTTCTCTACTGGCTGCGCTTCTACGCTTTTAGGCATTTGAGGCACTGGCAGATCCTCACGAACGATCGCCCCATTCTGATAACCATACTTGGCCTTCGGCTTCCACGGCTCTCTGGCTGGCTTACTGAACGCGGATCTGACCGCACTGACGGCCTCGTTCTGAGACAGCCCCACCTTGTAAGCCCACTCCTCTGCGTTGGTCGTTGCGTCGAACTCCGTCAGCCCTTGGTCACGCCACTGGCAGGCCAGCTTAAATAGCTGCGTGTTGCGCTCGCCTTCAGCGGCCCCGTTGCGATGGATGGCTTCGATTGCGGGTGGTAAGGGTGCAATCATTTTTCGACCAACCCTCTCAACGCCTTTGCGATTACGTACTCAATCACTGCCTCTTGATCTTTCTTTAACTTCTTCATCCCAAATGCGTGCAACGCCTTGGCAGTCTTGGCGTCATAAGTTACGTCTACTAGAACTTGCTTCGGCGCAGGCCGTGCTTTTCCAAAAGTAATTTTGCCAAGATCCTTCATTTGATCTCCTTTGCTTTTTTCGCCTCAACGGCTTTTGCCTTAAATCCCTCGGCCTGCTTCAGCATTTCTGTGGCCATTAGAACGGCCAAATCCAGCCGAGTGCGCACTGCATCGTACTGCTTTTTCAGCAAATTCTTCTTCGCACGTTCGAGCACAGCGAGATGCCAGGTGAGACGTTTTACGCTCATAGTCCTGGCGCCCCCGACCATTGAGTAAGTGCTCCAGCACGATTCCAGCTAGATTGAATATTAAAATCTATGGCACTGACGTAATCAGCAATATTAGCCGGGCCTGCTCCACCACCCCACCACAGCTCAAAATAAGATACGTTGGGATTATTCCCAAGGCAGGCCGATGACTGGGCGGGTATAATTCCGGCTTGCAACTCTAACCCATAGAATTTTGTGCAAGGGTGCCCAGAAAATTCAGCAATACTCTCAAATGGCTTAACCTCTGCCAACAGAGTGTGCGCATGAGGGTTGTCGCTAAATGAACAATCATTATATGGGCATGGCAAAGTAAGAAAAAAATCGGGCACCCAGTTTGTGAAATCATATGGCTCATATTCCCATTTGATTCTAACTAAATCAAAAAAGGCGGCCCACTTGGCCTCAAGTCTAGATCTAAACAAACAACCATTATAAGTTGTTGGACGTGATTTTATTAAATAATTCACCACTGCCCCATTCCCCACCTGTGGCGATTGGCACGAGCCTCTCGCACACAGTCGGCGTACTGCTCCGGCGTGTAAGTGCAAATCACGCGGGCGGAGAACATGGCTAGAAGATCTTGCAGGCTCACAGCACTGCTTTCGGCAGCGGCCCCGCCAATTTGTAGACGTACTTGTTGCGATCGTATTCCAGCGGATAGCCAAAGAAATCGCGCAGCAGATCGATGTCCCGCTGAATGGTCTTGTAGCTACATTCGAGCTTAACGCCCAACCTGGCACAGCTAGGCAGCGTTAGATCCCGGCGTAGCATGCCAGCGATCACGCCCAGGCGGCGGAACGTCGGCCGAGTATCACCAAGGCCAGCAGCCCGATTGCGCTTAGACGCGAACGTAGCGGCTTTCGTACTCACTTAATCACCTCCACCATTGCCACTTTTGGCAGTCGCATCGCGTTAAACTGCTTTTCACTGGCAGCAAACACGTCCACCACGGGCAACTTTCCACCGCTGGCCTTCTTGCTTTTAACGGCAGTGCCCGTATCCACGGCCACCCACTCCCGCTTTCCGCCCATCACGCGGATCTTTGACCACAACGGAATGATGTCTGGATCGACGGCGCAGTGACGGCCAGCACGCAAGCGTGTCCCGGTGCTGGATTGATAGCGACTGCTCCACTCATCCTCACCTGGCCAGTAGCCAGTAATCCGCACTTTAATTTTCTTCACGTCGATCTTTTTGGCGATCGGGCGCAAATCGATGAGAGCGTTGCTTAGCTTTGTCGTTGTAAAGCCAAGCAAGGCGAGGATTGAAAGCAGTGTCCTCATAGCCCTGCCCTTATCCGATCGATCAGATCGTTCTCGCGTCCTTCAGCAGCCGCCAGCGCAGCCTTCGCCTCCGCCAGCTCACGTGCCAGCGATCGCACGCGGTTGAGCAACTGCTCCTGGGTGGATTGTTCAGGTAGGATCTCAATCACAGCGCACCTCCCGCGGGTCGTACTTCTTCAGCCAGCGCCACACCTTGCAGATGGACGTGAATGCGTCAAACGCCTGGGCAACTTGCTCGGCGGTGTAGCGAATGTCCTGCAACTGGCCGGTGACTGGATCGATCAGGACGTTGCGGCATGCCATGCCCTCGTCCGTGAAAGCGTACGCATAGGCACTGAGCTGTAGCAGATCAGTTTCATAGCCCGATGCTTTTGAGACGCCCTTTGCGTCCTTTTTGAATTTGCGTGTTTTAAAATCTACCACCTCAATCACGCCGTGGATGTCGGCGATTAGATCCACTCGCCCAGCGTAGCCTTCCGCCTCGTTGACTAGCACGGACTCGCTGGCGTGCACTTTAGTCACGCAACATTCCCGCCATTCTTTTAGCCCTGCATAATGCTCCTCGTAGCCTTTGACCAGTTCACCCGGCTCTTGCCGATTGATTATCATTTCAGCCAGTGAATGAATGTGAGTACCGCGAAGTGCAGCGGCCTCCACCTCCTTTCTGCTGTCTAGTACCACCCGCTTGGCAAAGTCACTGTCTGCCTCGCCATCGTTCCGCGGAAGCGACAGGGCGGATAGAATCGCCTGTTCCTCCTTCCAATTCATCAGCCCCTGCTTGCTCGGGCCAGCCGCCCCGAGAATGGTGGTCACGGACGGAAACGCCCCTACTTTTCGGGCGGATCGCAAGTCACCGTGGCACGACTCACCTGACGCCAGGTAATAGTGCGACGACTCCGTCTTTGCCGTGGCAATAAGCGCAGCCATTACTGCCAGTCCTTCAGCAGTCTCATGGTCATGAGAGCCAGCACGACTGCGGTTGTTGGGAATACGATTTGAATTACTAAAGTTAGGATTTCCATGGGGGGTCTTTCTGGCCGAGGTGGGAATTGCCCACCCCGGCCAATGTGGTTAGAACGGCACGGGTGTTCCGTCGGCATCTAACTCGACGACGGCTGGTTTCGGTGCGCCAGGGCGATTGCATTTCCTGACGAAGTCTTTATCGACTTTGATTTTGTTTGCTCCGGCAGGCAGTACCGCCTGCACATTGGCGTATGTAGATCCGTCACGATCCACATGAGTGACGAGGATTTGGCACGGCTTACCAATCAGCGTTTCCAGATCCAGATTCTGCGGTGGAGCCTTCTTGGCATAGGTTTTTAAGTCTTTAAACAAAGCCGCCTTTTCATGCAGGCTTAGTCCATAACGCCGGCCAATGGTGAACGGCCGCCCGTCCTCCATTTTCTCGGCGATTTGCCAGACCAACCTGATCTGGTGCTTCTTTCCATACTGCGTTTCTACTTCGCCCAAGTCCTCAACGTCGCAGAAAACTGCGTCGTGATTTCCTTGCGGGGCCGGCGTGTAACTTCCCCCTCTGCTTGCTACTATTGGCATATTTTATTTTGCTTTCTTGGTTTGGGTTTCTTGGATTTGCTCCGACTACTCGTCGTCGCAAAAATCGTTATTCCTGTGCGGTTGGTTAAGGTCTTGGAACTCACGGTCGGCGAGATGCCAAGCGATCTCGTGCTTGCGGGCCAGTTGCTTTGCCTGGTCGATCTCTCCTCGGTTCAGCGCCTTTACAACCCTCTCGGCTGAGTTGCGACAGGCCATTACTTCAATGTTTTCAATCAGGCGGAATTTCGTCAGGTCGGTCATAATCAGCCCCTGCGGTTGTTGCCGTAGTAATCCGCGAAACGCTGATTCTCATATTCAGAGTCAGCCTTCTCCCGCTCATAGACGTCGTATTCGTAGTCCGGCTTGTCCTTGTTGATAGGTGTATCGTTGGTTGGTTCACTCATTTTTTCTCCTTCATCGACAGGCGGAATGACTTGGCGGTCATCGCCACTGCTTCAGCCGTCAGGCACTTAGTTGTGAAACGCCAGATGCGCCAGCCCAGGTCGGCTGCTGCACGATACTTTTCGCAATCTTTCACCATCCCCATCCCTCGCCCGTGACGGCCTCCAAAGGGTAGGAACGCACCGCCGTCCAGCTCGATCGCACAGCGGGCAGATTTGCAGGCAAAGTCGAAACGCCATTTACGTGTCGGGTGAAACGTGTGCTCGGCCACTAGCTCCGGGCCGCCAGCCACAGTCCAAAGCACGATAAACTTTTTTGCCAGTGCGCTCACGATTGCGTCCCGCTTTTCTTTAGGAGGCTGGCCACGATCTCCTCCATGCGATCCAAGCGGTTGCGGAGATCGCGGTGTTTGGTTTGCAGATCGATCAAAGCAGTCGTCTGCGAGAGCTGCGCCGATCCGTAGGATTGCGAGACGGAAATCGGTAGAATGCCCTCTGCTTCAAGATCGCGAACAGTAGCCGCAGGCGGATAGAACGCCCCGGCCACGCCGCCTTGGCTTTTAGGTGCGGGGGCACCGTTGTCCTTGGCGTAAATCATCTGCCCTCCCTAAAGAATCGACGCACCTGATCGACTACCCACCCAAACACGAGCACGGCCACAGTTAGACCGGCGATTCCAGAGCCTACGAACAAAGCCCAGCCGGTGATCAGCATGGATACCTGGGCGAGATCGCGCATCACCTCCCACGAGATCATTTGCTGGCCTCGTGTTGCTGTGCCCACATACGGCACACGGCGGGGTTTGGGTGATAAACGAACGCCTCGGGGGTCAAATCGTACCCGCCGCGCGAATTTAAATTTAGTTGTTGGTAGTGAGCCTTTTTAGGCTCAGTAATTACCGCCGTGTTACCGTTTCGGCGTAAGTCGTTATAGTGATAAGCATCGGACGGGGTGGGATTTGAACCCACGGTTCTATCTCCTTCTTTGATTTGATTGATTATGCTTTGCATGGTTGCTGTGTTTTATTGCGTTAAACTGAGTAAATGTTACCCTTGTAACTATGGCCTATTCCTACATTAAGAAAGGCAATCCGTGGTTCTACATTCGTTTTAAAGATCCCACCGGCAAATGGCGCACTAAAAGCACGCGATACCGAATCGACAACACGCTTCACCGCGCCAAGGCAACGGCCGAGGCCGCCAGACTTGGCGTTAATGAGAAACGCAAAGATTGCGGCAGCGATTGGGTTGATGACTTGATCGAAAATCATCCAGTTTCCCCTCTGACAAAAGTGTATTACAGGAATTGCTGGCGTCATCTTGCTCGTTTTATTAGTGAGAAAAAAATAACTCTGCAAGCGTTTTCCGCATCCGATTGTGAAATTTATTTGAAATGGCGTCAGAGCCTTCCGCGCACGTCCGGCGGTAAGGCTGGTCGTAACCAAGCCTGCCAAGATCTCAAGATTCTTAAATGGATTCACAGGCAGGGCCGACTGCTGGGCAAGATGGATTCTGTCGCCCTTCTGGATTACCGAATTAAAAGGGGGCCGATCTCCCGCGTTAAACCCGTCTTTTCGGATAATGAGATTAAAATCACCCGGAAGGCTCTGGCCGTGGAAGGTGTGCCCGAATGGATGCGAGTCAGCTTTGAGATCGCGTTGGCTACGGGCTGTCGCCTGCGTGAGACGCAGATCCCGCTCGACTGCGTGGATTTGAAGAATCGCATCCTTACTTTCCCCTGCCCCAAGGGTGGCACTGGCAAATCGTTTAGCATTCCCATCCCGGCCGCCATTGAACCTATGCTGGCCAAGATGAAGGCCGAGGGACGCGAGATCACTTGCATCGTGCCCCGCACGCGAGCCTCGCTTTGCTGGCGTCGCCTGCTTGATATTTGCGGGCTTAAACGTCACTGCTTCCATTCCCTTCGGGTAACCCGAGTGACGAGACTGCGGCTTTCAGGCTGTTCTCAATCTGTCGCCATGAGACTCGTGAATCACTCGTCGACGTTAGTTCACGAGCTTTACCAACGGCACTGTGTGGACGACTTGCGCGATGCAGTGAACTTAGGCCAGTCGTCCGTATCAGTCGCCACTGATCAAAGTCACTCGGAATTACCTTTCCCGCGATCAGCGGGAATCCAGGCAGTGACTGCATTTGCTTAATCCGCACGTAACCAAACCCGTAAGCAGCGCCTAGTTGGCGAAGGGAAAGAGCTTGGTTCTCCTGGCGGAGTTTCATGGCAACAACGTTGAGACGCCCCAAGCTCATAAGTATCTAGCTTTGCTCTCCCGATGCTTTT